GCTTGGCCTTTGGATCTCGAACAAGCGAAATATCTTCGAGGGTTTCGCCGAACTTCTTGTTAGAGAGCTCGTTTAGGGCTGACGTAAACCTATCAGCATCCTCCGTTGCTTCCGTAAGCGCGTCCTTGACCTCCTCGACTCCGAAGATCATTTCGCCGATCGACTTGCCGAGCTGAAACGACATTACGCCAACGAGAGCCGCGAGACCAGCCTTAAACAGATTGGCACCTGCCCCGCCTAGCTTTTGCACCTCGGCAAACTGACCGACCTTTTCTGTGATAGCTGCGACCTGTTGAGCCGCCGACGCAAGCTGACCGCCGCCAAGTTGACCAGCAAGAATACCGATGAACTCGGTTGAGGCTTTAGCTTTTTGGCCAGTCTCCTTGATGCCCTTAACGGAAGCCTCGATGTTCTTGGCAGCCGACATCGCCTGTGCGGATGCTTTATCCTCCGCCGCTATAACGATCTTGACTGCATCGCCTGCCATTTATGCACGCTCCGATTTTGCTCGTTGTTCTTCGTTCTTAAACCGTCTTGCCGCCTCTAGAAAACTAACCGCCTGATCCAGAGCCCCACCCGCTACAGGTGGCAGGCCTTCATCGAACAGGTCAACCAACTCAACGAATTGCCCGAGTCCATCGCAATATCGATTGGGGCAGCCCTCAATCCGAAAGATGCCTTGATCGCAATGATCGCACCCACCACCGTTGCAAGCTGTGCATTCGATCTCGATCGGTTCATGGCTCGTCCCTTTGTCCTTGCATTCTTTGTCGCTGCAATGCCGACAGAGCAATCCCTGCCGAATCAATGCCGCGACTCTCAGTCTTTTTTTTCGGAGTCGTCCATTCGTTGATTGTACGCGCACAACGAAAGCAACTCTCTGGCTTCGCTAAACGTCAACAGCTCATCGAGAGCATCGACGCTAAACGGTTGCCCCATGTTCGACCAACCACAAACAACTCTCTTTAGTTGCTCGATGGTTGCATCGAAGATTTCGTCAACAGTCACGCCATCTTTGTGGATGATGTCGATAACATCAAGTAGCTTGCGTTGATGCCGCATCGACTGCGACTTGACGCGAAACACTGGACGCGATTCGATGGGCTTGTCCTTGTCGGATGCAAGCACCACCGAAAAGCTTTGATCTGGTTCCAAGAAAATTGGCACGTTACCTCCGATGCCTATTAAGTTGCCGCTGTAAAGGTGATCGAGCATTCCTCGTCAACGGATGAACCGTTTCGATTCGCTTGCCACTCGATTTCGTCAGTGACCATGTTTTCTCGATCAGCTTCGGTTAATCCGACAATCTGAGCCTTCGGACAAGCGATCGTGATTTTGCTGTTGGTAGGCCCGTCAAGATCCCAGGTCAAAGCATGTTCGCTCATGTCGAGCAGTTTTGTGTAGACCGGATTGGTAGCAACAAGCTTGGCCTCAGGGTTCCCCGTGACCTTGATGAGCCTGTTGGTAATCAATCCGCACTTGAGCCCTGCGACGTTGCTAGAATCTTCCCGAAGCATCATCGTATTTCCGCTGTCGAGCGTCATGTTCTCAACTGCAAGATCAACGCTGTTCCATGTCGTCGTCGATGATGCGAACCGCAATGGGCTCGCTGTCGGATAGGTTGGAACTAAGATCGCAGTATCCGTCGGCGATTCCCAAACACCCATGAAATCGAACTCAAGAAATGCCGCTTTCCCAGTTGGGCAGTTGATCTTGAAAGTTCCAACGCATCCTCGCAAAAGCTTACGCACTCCGTCGATATAGACTGCCATCGTGAGGGTCTTTACGTTTGTCCCTGGGGCTTCCGTCCGAGGCGTGAACACTTGACCCGACTTGACCCAACCGCAAGCGGGAAGAAACGTATCGGCCCATGATGGCTCGGTAGCCGTACCATCCCAGCTTGCATCATGCTTGAATGTGAGCCGGCCCTTGTAATTGCCTGGCACGGAAGCACGCATCCCGAAGGATGCTTGACCCTCCCTGGCCTCAAGCTCCGTTTCGGTTTGGATCATGATGTCATAGCAGTTGAACGCTGCTTCGGATGCCGTCAGAGCCTCCGCCGTTCCCGGTGTAGTCTCAATCTTGGCTGCCAACACTCGCTTGCGTTTCAGTAGAGTCATTTGCCTAGCTCCCTTGATGCTCTTAGTTTGATCTGTCCACTGGCCGCAAGAATGATTTCTCTAAGCCGCCTATTGATTTCAATTGGTAGTCGCTCCCTTGCCGTGTCCGATGCAATCGTCCCGATGTTGCCTTCGCGAAAGTAATCGCCTGGTCGCTTGCCAAGAACCCGAACAAGCTTCCGAGCTCCTTCGCTAGCTGGCCGATAAACATCGCCACGCCATCGCGATTGAATGAACCCATCGGAGATGACCGTCCACCCGCCGCCCATGTGCGTCTTGTATTGAACGCCGAGGCTCTGTCTTTTACCTCGTCGCTTCTTGCTGTAGGACTTGGCTTCGTTCATCCGAACCGGGAAATAATGACCTTCCCATAGGCCAATGGTTACGCCTGCGTTGCCGGGCTCTGCTTTGTTCTTTTGCTTGATCGTTTTCTTGAGCGTTGCCGCTTTGTTGATCGGTTTGGCTACGCCCTTATTCTCACTCGAAAGCTTGAGGTTGACTAGCGGATTGAGTGCCTTTGCTGCCTGGACTCGGACAGTCTTTGCAGTCCTATTAACCGCTGTAGCCAAGTGCCTTGGCAAGTGATCGCCGAACGCTCCAAGGTTGATTTTCATTTGCCGGATTGAGGCTTCATCAACTGTGATTTTCAGCATCAGTTCCGAAGCTCCGTGGGGTCATCTTCCGAGACCCTGAAAGTGATTTGCAAAGGGACAGTTAACCCATCGATCCCGCCATCCGCCGCAATGAATTGTACACTGCCAAACACCGCATCGATAGCGTTACCTCCGAAAGTATGCCAAGTCGATGAACCGCTTGCAATCGCTTTAACAACATCGGCATGGAAAGCGTTAAGCATTTCGTCGATTGCCTCTTGCCCTCGTTCGTCCTGCATGACATGGCAATGGATGATGAAGGTCTGCCGATAGGCATTAGCAGGCGGAACACCTGGCCTATCTAACTCGCCGACTCGATCCAGTGGCCCCTGAGTCAAGACGATTTGGTTATGTCTTGGCGTAAAGTCTGCGAACCGCTTTGGACGCTGTACCTCACTGATAACCGTCGAGTACGAACCGCTACCGATCATCGCATCGAGACGCGACTTGAGAGCGAGAGCGATCGTTTCAACAACGGCTACCGGCATTCGAGAATCAGCATCCCTTCATCGTGGCTAGTGAGTCTTAGGATCGAGTGCCGCTTAACAGGTTGACCAACTCGATCCGAAAATTCTAGTTCGTCGCCGCCTAGATTCAACTCATCGCTTGCAATGCCTTCAGTCTCATCATTGGCAACGTGTATTTCAAATACAGGATACACAACATCGCCATCTTCAGGCAGGACACCAAGAGCCTCCCGCACAACCACCGCATCAATCTTGCGAGACCGACCGTTTCGCTTGTAGTAAACGACCGGCTCTGCAAAATCATCGGGATTCGCGAAGACCTTCTTGGCGTCCTCTTTGATGAGATCGTGAAGGCTCATCGGTTATCGCTTGCACTCGACCGAGACATAATCAACCGTCACGCTGTTGACGTTGGTCGATGCAGTCTTGCTGATCTGAACAAACGGTTGAAGCGATCCAGTTGCAGCCGACATCGAGAATGTCGTGGTCGAAGCGACTCGGGCACCGTCGATGTAGAACTTAACATCGCTCTTGCCGCCAGTGAAGTCGATAACGAATTCCTTGTAGGTCGCAACCAACGAAACGCCTGATGCCTTGTCGTCGTTGTCGGTCGTTCCGTCATCGCTTTCACAAACAACAGCATTCGAGCCCGCAAGCTTGAATTGTGCGTTGTTGGCTGTCGCGTCGGTATCGTCGTTTCGAGCCGACTGCAAGCCGAAAGCCAATGTGGTAGCAGCATTGAGAGTTGCAACCGTCTTGACGAGGAACACGGCTCGCTGGATGTTGTCGATGTCAAAACAAAGCTTGTCACCGAAGTCCAAACAAACATTTTGAATCTCGTTGGCACTATCGAAGGTCAACGCGATTTCGCCGGTAGCCGATGGGCTCACCGAAGCATAGGTTGGAGTGCCACTGGACGAGGTGTCAGTGATCTTCCAATTGCCTTCACCAACCGTGGCCGTGTAGGTCTTGCCGCCGAAGAAATCATCCTCGAACTTGGCATGATTAACAAATCCGCTCATTTCTTATTTTCCTTTTTTGTTGTGTTGTCGCTGTCAAAGAAAGCCCTGGCCATCGCCGACCAGGGCTGTAGGTCAATCAACCGAACTAGGTACGGTTGCCGAAGATACCTCGATGGTCGATCACTGCTGCGGCCATCGATTGACGGACGTAGTAATGGTAGGTGTCATTATCCTTGTTCCATTCGGACTCAAGCACAGGGGCTTCTTCGCCGTTAAGGAATGTGATTTCGACGGTATCCACTTGTGCGTTGTCGGCAATCGCGTACCAGTTGGTTGCGCTGTTTGCATCGAGCAACGCAGTAGCAACAACCTGTAGAGGACGAACGCCATTGACGCCGTAGATGTTGACCACGCCCTCATTGCCGTTGCTCTGAGCGTAGGATTGGCTGTTAACCAGTTCCAATGCCGTCGCTGCGTATGCTTGCGGTACGAGCAACGTGCGAGGCGAAAGGTTCAGGTAAACATCGCTACTGAGACCCTTCTGGAGGCTCATCAGCTTGAACGCTTCGTTCAAGGTCGTCACGCTTGGAGCAGCAACCGAAGAAGCCGTGATGTTGGTTCCGCTTGCGTGTGAAGCAGAGAACAGAGCCACACCATCTGCCATCGTTGGGTTGGCAAGCAAAGCATCGTAAACGACCTTCTCTTGCGTCCTTCGTGCTGCGTTGCCGTGCATCGCTGGAATGCGAGACAATGCGTCAAGGTCGTCGTTGACAACGGTTTCCCATGAGACTGAGAACTTCTTTCCGAACTTCTCAACCTTGTAGGATCGTTTGGAATCGACAACTTGGCCCTCAGGGTATGGAGCCCCTTCGGGAACCATTTCGAGGTTTGGAGATTCGCCGAGTTGAATTCGGTTGATGTTTTTGAAGTCATCGACCGATTGAGCCTGACGAGCCCACAGAGACCAAGTGTAAGGTGCTTCCTCGTAAGCTGCTCGCAAGGTCTTGCTAGCTGCGTCGAGCAGGATGTTTTGAAAGCTTCCGGTCGTGTGGTAGGCTTCCATCGATCGACGAATGTTGAGT